TCCTATGTCCTAGAGGATCGCTCCTCGCTTATGGATTTATCTAATCATGGTTTGTATAACAATGCAAGTCCATTTCACACATTGAATTTATGGCGTGTTTATTGGGTTTTTCGCTCCTGCAATGCTTTGCGAATTCCTTCACGCAGACTGATCTGTGGTTTGAAGTAGTGGTGTGACACATAAGGATTTCCCACGCGATACTGAACACCAACAGGTGCATCTCGAATGTGATTGATCACTGGCTTGTATCCCGCTTCTTCACAAATCATTTCTGCAAGGTCGTTGAAACTTGTAGCGATACCTGAACACAGATTCCATGTGCCGTCGTAGCCAGTTTGAACATGCCAGAGAACTGCCTGAACAATGTCATCGATGTGAATGAAGTCGCGTACCTGTTCGCCATCTCCCCAGACATCGAAAGGATCAGCCTTACGCAATGCGCGATCAATGAAAGATGGGAACGGATAGTCAGCATCTTGATCTGATCCATAACCACTGAAAGGTCTGAACACATACATCTTTGAATCAGTTATGAACTGTGACAGATACTCCCCCGTTAGTTTCGCCCATCCATAAGTCAAGTCAGGATTGCTCACTGCATCAAGTCTGATGTCAGATTCTGCAAGACGGTATCTGTGTTCTGGTTTCTGCAGTTCGATTGGGTAAGCAGCAGAAGATGAGAAGTAGACAACATGAGTTGGTTTTGTTTCATGCACCCAGTTGAAGAACTCAGCATCAATGCTCAAGTCAGTTGCGACGCTTAATGGCTCGCCTTCGATAGTTGCGCGACCACCAACAATTGCTGCCAGATGAATGACAACATCGAACTTGGTCTTGTTGTTCTTGAAGTAGTCGCGGCAGTCATGTCCATCTTTTAGATCAATGCCTGTGATCTCGCTGTCAGGTAATGCTGCAACAAAGTGACGACCAACAAATCCTTTGTGACCAGTAATCAGAATCTTCATTACCAAGCCTTCACACTTTCTACATCGTCAGCAAACTTTGAAGCCATGTATTCAGCAAAGATTGCTTGATCGCCATTGTGCATTTCTGAATTGTTCACGGCTGCGTATCGCTCATCATGTTCTGCTTTGCCGTTGATGTAGTGCAGATGCTCAAGGATTACATCTGGCAAGTAGTTCACGTTGCCCAATGCAGTACCAATGGCAAGCCAAAAATTGTCCAAGAATAAATGCTTCAGTGCTGGTGGTGACATAAATCCAAGAGCGCGAATGATTTTGCTAGACATCACAACTGCAGTTGGAAGATTCTCGCCTTGCAGCAGATCGTTGCCATAAGCAATGCCGGCTTCTTTGCCGATTGCTTCACAAAGTTTCGTGTCCCAGCCTGCAGTGATTGGAAGGTGATCATCGCCCATGAAACAGATGTAGTCATAATCAGGAGCCATCCAGTTAGCCCAGTGATTCAATGTGCCGTTCATGCCCATGCGAGCAGCGATCACAACCTTGACGTTGTTGACTCCTGCAGTCGCGTGAATCAAGTCGCTGTACTCAGCAACATCATCATGATCAATTGCAAAGATCAGTTCAGTGAAGTCAGCAGTTGCGTTGATCGCTTCGAACAATCGAAGTGCGTTTTCGCATCTTCCCCGCGTGGGAACAATCGTGAGCATTCTCATTGTTGAACCAGTTTCCAAAATGTGTCGCCTGCCTTATCAATCATGTGGCGCAATGCGTCTGCATCTTGCCAATCTTCAACGCTGGTAATTCCAACATTTTCGTTCGTGTGAATCCTGCAACCTGAAAGAACTGCTTCCATGACTGCACGACATTCAGACTCAAATGCCAAAGGCAAATGTACAAACCATTCGCATCTTGCCATTGCATCAAGAACTTGTTCACGCGGTACATCTGTCAGTGCTTTGAATTCATAACCTGCTTGTGCTGCCCAAAGTTCTGCCTTGAGTCTGCCCTTTAGCGGATGACTGCGAGCAGCCCAAAGTGCAAATGGTTTCTTGTCTAGATGGTCGTAGCATTTGCTTGTGTCGAAGTACGAAAGAACCTGACCAGTTCTGCGTGGCTTTGACCAAGTTAATTCACGGCGCATGTGTGCAGGAGTGTGAGTCACAAACATTCTTGATCCGCGAATCAAAGCATTGAGTCCTGCTCTTGGAGTTTGCAGATGATGCACAAACACAAAAGGATCGTATTCACTCAGCCTATTGAGTTGCTGATCTGAGAACGCATCAGTCCCAGTCACAACCACTGAATCAAATTGGTGTATGTCATGTGTATCGAATGTGTCAGGACTGACAATCTGTATATCAAAACCCAAAGGTGCTTGAAGTCGATATTCGTAGTCTGACATTTCTGCCCCGCCTGCGAACTGCCCTCTGAATAGCCCTGAGACGCTCTCAGAAGCATTCTCAGCCACTTTCACCATGTTCTCGATGTGATGCGTATACCAACCGATTTTCATGCCTTACGCTCTTTCTAAGGCTTTGGCTTCTAGCACCTTCATTGTTGGCTTCCAGTGCGTTTCAAACACAGCATCTGCCTGATAAGCCTTTGCAAAATCCTGAGCCTTTTGTGATCGACCACGACCACGTTGATAAGCGGCTTCGAGTGACTCAACAATCTTTGGCACTGATGGCATGTGAAACCAAGCAGTCTGTGGAGCATCCCAAAGTGGCTGCCCATCAACAAGCCATCCATCTCCAAGAAGTTCAGTTGATGCTGCGAACTCAGACACGATCACAGGAGTTCCACAGGCTTGTGCTTCTATGGTTGGAATTCCAAAGCCTTCACCATAAGAAGTTGCAAGCATGACATCCATCGCTGTGTAAATCGTGGCAAGCGTCTGCTGATCGATCCCAGTTCTGTAAAGGTACGGATCGATGAACTTGAACTGATGTTCCTTGAGTCCAACTGCACTTAGAAGTTCCATGAGTTTGATTCCACCCAAAGCACCTAGTTGATCTGTGTGCAAGTACAAGATTGCATCATCATGTTTTTGCGCGAACATGCTGAACGCCAAAATGTTTTCGCCAAATGCTTTTCGATTAGGTGACACACCTTTGTTGGCTGCGTTCATTCCAACAACGAATCTGTCATCACTGATTCCGATAAAGTCGCGCCCTGTTGTTCCCTTGTGTCGCTTCATTGGCTTAAACACAGATTCAATGCCGTGTGGAACGTACAGCGATTCAATGCCTACATTCTCCAACATTGCTTGTCCGTACTGACTCATTGCAATTGGAGTAACGAAGTCTTGACGACACCAAGCAGCAACAGAAGGTGGAGTTGGAATGTGATCGATTGGAACCCATGAAGCAACATTCCAGTCTGCCCATCGTGGGCCTTTGAATACCCAGACATCGTAGAGAGTGATTAAGAAGTGTGATTGCTTTTCATTCTGCGATGACCAGTGATGCATGTGTGCAGGAACAACATCGTTTGAATACATTTCCGCGCCACGTTGATAGACAGGTATTCCGTTCCAATCATTGTTGGAACCTTCAAGACCATAGTTGTTAAAGATAGCAACGTCATGACCAATCTCTTTGAGTCGTTGTGTCACTTGTGCTGTCTGTGTTCCATAACCAGTTGCAGCCCAAGGCGCGTTGGATACCCAGCCGATTCGCATTCCAGATTCTTTTGTCATGTTGCCCCTTCTCGCAGTCGTTTGACTGTATCTGATTAGGTCTCAAAAACCCAATAGACACGCAGGAAATCCAATGTTCTCAAATAGACTTGCATTGTTATACAGAACAGGCAATAATTGGTTTATCGGGTTGGTTCGCCAACATAATGAAGGAGTAGGAAATGGAAACAACAATCAAGTGGGAACTGCAAGCAGGTCGCATCTATGTATCTTCAGACAACATGTTCATGATCAAGAATGTTGGCCCACGTTGCTGGGGAATCTTCATCAATGATGGTACAAGCGATTGGGACATGGACTGGGTAGGTTCAACATATCCAACACTTAAGTCAGCGCAAGATTCATGCAAGGTAGGTGCATAATGATCGAGTCAAAGATTATTGTTCAAAACGAAAACGGATTTTTTGTGAACGCTCCAACAATCAAAACGATGATTGAAGGTTTGCAAGCGATGCAAGAACGTGGAGTTGATCCAAATGAAAATTTGGTTATCTCTCAACTTGCAAACGGAGCAGGATGTTTCATGATTGCAACATTGCAAAAATAAAAAGACAAAGTAAAACCCCGCAGGCCTGCGCTCCTGCGGGGTTTTACGTTTTTGGTTCCTAATTAGGAAGCGGCACCTGCGAAGTACTTCACATGTGAAGTCTGGATTAGGTTGCCATCCACGCGCATTGTGGCGCGGAATGTAATTAGGTCGTTCTGGAATGCGTAATCGTCGGAACGATCTAGACGCAATCCACCAACGGTGCGAGCGAAGTACGAAGGCAAGTGTCCGAAGATCACTGACTTTGCACTTGTTGCTGGAGCAACCATTGCTGGGTTTTCGTAGATTGGGTAACCAAGAAGAAGGTCACGGGCATCTGCTGTAAGTGAAGGGCTGAACAGGTACTGACCAGCATTGTCCTTCAATTTACGAACAGCGGAAATTGCCTGAGCATTCATCTGCCATCCTGAACCTGCAAGTGTGCGACCTGCAGTGTCAACGCTGTAAACCAAGTCAATTAGATTGTCAGCGGTGAATCCACCAGTCACGCCAGTTCCACCAGTGATGCCTGAACCTGCAGCAGTTACGATGCCTGTTGGCTGGGTTGTACCAGTTCCAACTGTAAGAGCATTGTTGACTGCATATCCAAGTGCATTACCTGTTTGGGCTGAGAGGAATCCGAGCAAATCCACTCCGCTATCTTCAACCATTTCTCTCGATACCTGAACCAAGAAACTGTACTTGAAAGCACCAAGAGTTTTGAAGGCGTTGAATGTTGGATCGCTTTCACCAATGATGCCTGCTTCAGAAGTCACAGTGCCAGTTGAGTAGGCAGATAGTGATGGAATCTGAAGGTTTTCGCCACCAGCAGTGTTAAGGATTGTTGATGTTTCCAACATTGGGCCAACGTGACGAGCAAGCATGATTACCTGATCGTAGAAGGATGTTGGAACTGGTGCGCCTGTTGAACCCTTGGTCACATCGCGCTTCTCGAACTCATGTGAACGGATTTCGCCGCGTGCAAGAGAACGGATCAGGTCGTTTTCGTTTACTGCTGGAGCAGCAACTTCTGGGCGAGCCTGTGCTTCGAAACCAGCCATTGCTTGAGCAGCACGTTCTTCACGCTCTGCTTGTGCCTTGATGGTTTCCATTGTTGCAGCACGCTGATCAAGATCAGTCATGATGCGGTCGTATGTTTGGTTTTCTTCTGCTGAAAGATCGCGCTTTTCTGCTGCTGCAGTGTCGAGAAGAGCCTTTGCTTCTTCCCAAGCCTTTGCGCGTGCTTCCGCTTGCTGACGAATGTAGTCAGACATGTGGACTCCTAAAGTCTTAGATTGGATGAGGTCTTGAAAATCTGCGTGGCTCCACGACAGTAAGCGCGACGGCGGCTCCGCACAATCACACAACTTAATTATGGCACAAATAAAAAACAGCCCACATGCTTCCCCACATGCAGGCCGTTCTTTGTGAAAATGTTAGCGAGTTTCTTTTGCTTCCACAACTCGAACTTCTTTAACTGGTTCGACTGCTTTTTCTTCTTCTTCTGGGCAGCAGGCTTTGACTATGGCTGCAGATACAGCATCGGCGAAGTCAACAAAAACGCCAGACTCAGGATTACCAACAGCGGACAGATATGCCTTTTTAACTTCTTCATGATTCATTAGAATACCTTTGCCATTAGATCGAGTTGCTTGCGCTTCAGTTCTAGTAGTGCAAGATTTGCTGGTTCTTCAGCGCGTAACTTGGAAACCACTTCACTAATTAGATCAGCATGTTCTGGTTCTAAAGTTTCGCCTGCTTCTAGTCGTGTGATTGCATCTGACAAGGCATCAACATCGACAGCGGTACGAGTTGCAAGAATGTCGAGCGAACGCACTGATGCAGTTGTTGCTTGGTAGGCAGGGAATCCAGTAACGATTGACACTTCATGTAAACGAATTTGATGTAGTTCACGGGTTGCTCCGTCTTTGCTCCATGCGTCACCTTTAGGTGGAACGCTGAAACCAAATGACATAGAAGAAACATCGCCGCGCTTCATAAGAACAGAAAGGTCACGACCTGCAGAAGTATCAGGAAGATCAGCATGAGCAAGAAGTCCACGCGAATCTTCAGTCAGACGCAAAGTTCCAGCGCGTGTAGAACCAAGAACAACATCTGTGTTGTGGTTCATGAACAGTTTGATTTCATTACGCGACTTCAACGAACGCTTGAATGCGCCTTCTTTAATTACTTCAGTGAAAGGAAGCGGCTCAGAAGGTGAGTTGAAAACTGCTGCGTATCCTGTAAAACTCATGCCATCGCTAGATGCTTCACCATTGCGAACATCGAACTCAACGGTATTAACGCGGCGTTCTACTTGTGTGGTCATTTCTTGCCTTTCGTCTTTGTTTAAGTTTAGCGCGATTGATTTCCACTTATCGTTCTGCAAAGTGTTTCGATCTTCTTCTTGTGCGCGAATTCTTTCAACTACCCGTTCAGCATAGTTCTGGGTTCTCATTGCCTGACGCTTTGACGCGCCACTCCCCCAAAGGAAATGCGCCACAACCCCTGCACTTGGATAGTTCTCATTACTTGGATTGGCAGCAGGTGCATCAAGGTCAGACATGTGGCGAGCGATCCATGCAGCAATACGAATCCATTTGTCATCAGATACTTTGCCTTCAGCCATCAGGCGTGCTTCACGGATGGTTCGATCAACAAGACCATCCCCGCCTTTTCCTTCTGAATAGAAAGCAAGTCCACGCCTTGCAGCGGCTCTCATAAATTCAGGTGCATCTTGATTGATTGCACGAAGGTCATCTTCGTCATCATCCATGTCATCATCTGATTGCCATGCGTTGCAGTAGAAACCACCATCAACGAATTCATCCCACTTTTCGCACCATGCTTTGTCGCCTGCTTCGTTCACGCGATCTTCGTCGTAGAACATACAGTTGCCACATGCGCGGCCTTCTGGAACATCTTCTGCAAGTGCTGGTCTGTAGTTGTCAGGCAAAGCCCGTTCTCCACCGACTTCAATATCTTCCGCAAGTGAGATTGCAACCATCTGATCAATTGCTGCTTGCTTGGTTGTGTGGCAGCCCATGATCTCGCCATCGTCTTTGATAGTTGCCCATCCTGAGCAGCCTTCTGCTTCGTCAGTTATGAAGTACGGC